GCAGCCAGATAGAAACAAAGGTTTTCCAAGAAAACTCCGGTGGAACCACAGTAACGCAAACAAAATCTGTATATAAGCAGAAAGGTCACGGTTGCCTTTGGTGGCTCTTCATCGGTTGGTGGTGGTGGATGGTTGATCTGATGCTTTGGATTTTCCTTTTCATCCCCCGGCTTATTTGTCAGTTATGTAAAAAGAAAAAATACAAGGGAAAATCAACGTCGGTGTCGCAGACTACAAACGACATAAAGTACAAGACGGTTTTGGTCTGCAAAAACTGCGGCAACACTTGGAGCAAGGACTAAAAAACAAAACCCGCCGAAGCGGGCTTTGCATAAAGCGGTATGTTACTTGGTAAGCAGCTGAATCATTCGTTCAAGCTGTTCCGGGGTGGCTGTGAGTATCTCAATAATCCATTCTTTCTGAATGTCGCTAAGCTCTTCGAGATTTATTATTTCGTCTTTCATTTGTCTGTGTCCTTTCGTCGTCCTCTCCGTAGAGAGATTTAATAATTGTGAATTCTTCCTGCGTGAGTTTTGCGATAAACCGGGCAACATCCGGCGTCAAACGAATCTCTCCCATTCAATCACCCCCCTTTCCGTCTTCCGGCGCACAGTCCTCCTGATACGTCACGCGCCTCATGCGGAGCTGCAAGGCTCTTGCAAGCCGAAGTTCGTCCTCGGTGATTATCGGGTCGGTGTAATGGCGCTCTCTTTCGATGCGCCGTTTTTCATAGCGATTGCGTATTACAGATTTTGTTTGCGTTACTGTGGTTCCACCGGAGTTTTCTTGGAAAACCTTTGTTTCTATCTGGCTGCTTCCGCACTTTGGACAATAAAAGTGCGGAGAATCGGGAGACTGTTCAACAGAAGTCTGTTCTCCGGATATGATTTTTTGTTTTTCTGCTTCAAACTCCTCTTGCGTTAATGCCCCGGATTTAAGAAGATTCTGCAACTTTTCAAGCTCGTCATATTTTGACATCTCAGGTTACCTCATTATCATTTATTCCCGTCTGTGGATTTTTCGGATTTCCACAGCGACATTTGGCTTTTTAAAAACTCATCATCAGAATTCAAAACCAATAAAATTACATTCTTTTTTGCTTCCGAAAGGGACGACAAGTCAATTATGTTCGGATTTGACGGAATTTCTGGATCGTCGGTTTTTCCGCAGAGATAATCTACCGTAGTTTCAAGCTCCCTTGCAATAATTTCAAGGCGAAATAAAGGGATCTCTCGTCCGGTTTTTTCAATATCGTTGAAATAGACTTTTTTTACATCGAGCTTCTCGCAGAGATATGACAAACTTCTGCGCTTTTTCTTTGCTCTCGATCTAATTCTTTCTATGCACACCATAATAACCTCTTGCAAAACGCACAAATAACATTTTTGTATGAATTGAAAAACAGTACAAACATACAAAACTTACGAAATGTAAGTTTTTCTATTGACATCTTACGTTTTGTAAGGTATAATGATATCACAGTCGCAGCGCGGCTGATGTCAAGAAAGACCTCCCGAGACAAAAGCGCCGGAAAGTGATTAAATTGTACCTCGCAATTACAGTATATCATTTAACGGCGCGATTGTCAAGGGAAATTCTGAAAAACTAACCGCAAAGAAAGAAAAGGCAGGCAAAACAAAAAACCAATGGATGTGCGTATCCATTGGCTGATTGTCCAAATTTGTTTACCCTCGACATCGTGCAGGCTTTCGCCGCACAAAACGCACTCTGCGCTTCTATGAGATGTTTTGTCACTTTCGCAGTTTTGGTTCTGCAAATGCCTAATCGCTGACGCTTTGTCAGGAGCGCTTGTTTCGGTGGGCATACTGGGATGCGCTTACACTCTCGTGTAAGGAACTCCGCCGAAACAGCCGCTGCATTTAACCGGTTTAATGTGCTTTGGTACCACAATTGCGACCCGTCAATAAGGGAGCAGGCAAATTCAAAAGCTTGGCTAACATAACCGCGCTCCTTTCTTTGCCAAGACGGCACGCCGTCAGTATACCGCTGAACGGCGTGTTTGTCAAGAAAAATTCTTAAAAATTAATATATTAAAAAGGAGGACAAAATGAACCTTGACCTTAAGACCCGGATAGTTCGGCTTCATATAAAGCAGAACGACATCGCAAAGATGTTGAGCGGCAACGGCTTTCCGGTACATCCCGCAGAGCTGAGCGACGCGATTCACGCAAAGAACAGCTACCCGAAAACCCTTAAGATTCAGAACGATCTTAAGAACCTTCTGACCAAGCTCGAACATGAAAGGGGACTTGACTGATGCCCCGCATATCTCAGACGGAAGAACAGAAAAGATACGCTTCCGTGATCCGGCACATCGACGCATATAAGTCCGAACGGTACCGCCTGTACGGCGTTACCCGCAGACGCTATCACATCAGCGGGACATCGGAACATAGCTCAAAGGCAGAGCCTCTGCTGAAGAGGAGTACGCAGTGAACGTCCTCGATGTCGGTTCAACTCCGACTGTTCCGACCAGCCGAAAGGCACAAAAAATACCGAAAAACAATTTCGAAAGGAGATTTCCCCAAGATGAACGCTACAACACAATGCTTTAAGGTGCTTGAACACCTGAAGTACATAGGGTCTCTCACACAAGCGCAGGCGCTTGAGCTGTACGGCGTTGCCCGTCTCACTTCCCGCGTCAACGACCTTAAAAGGAAGGGGATTGTAATCAACACAAGGACGATCCCCGCAATCAACCGCTTCGGCGAGAGAGTGCGTGTCGCCGAGTACAGTTTACCGAAGGGAGAGCAAAAGGATGAGCAATCTTAACTTTAACCAAGTCATACTCGCCGGTCGGCTGACCGCAGACCCGGACGTCCGCACGACACCGCAGGGCAAACAGGTGCTTCAGGCAAGCATCGCAGTCAACCGCGACCGCAGAGACGGAAACGAGCAGACGGATTTCATTGACTTCGTCGCATGGGAAAAGAGAGCCGAGTTTATCTCAAAGTACTTCCGTAAGGGAAGCGCGATCCTGATATCCGGCAAGGTACAGACCCGCATATGGACGGACAAAAACGACCAGAAGCGGAAAGCGGTCGAGGTGCTTGTCGATGACGCGAGATTCGTTGACGGAAAATCCGACACCGCGCAGAACACGCAGAAATCGCCTGTGGCGAACGAAAGCGCCGGAACGTCTACTTATATTCCCGACGCATACAAAGCCCCGCAGTTTGAAGAAATGACAGGCGACGACAGCGACCTGCCGTTCTGATAGGAGAAAATAAGGAGAGAAGCAATGGCGCGTCCGATGAGGGACGGGGTCGATTACTTTCCGAAGGATACGGACTTTTACAACGATGATAAAGTCCGTATGTTGAGAAGCGAGTTCGGCATAAAGGGTATGTACCTTCTGGACTACCTGTTATGCGACCTATATGGTAAAAACGGATATTACATGAACTGGAACGGTGACAAGTGCTACCTTGTGTCTGATGGTGCGGGATGTGGTTGTGATTCCAAGTTCGTTGAGGAGTTCATTCAGGGTTGCGTGAGGCGTTCCTTCTTTGATGAAGGGGTGTTCACAAAGTTCGGGGTGCTGACATCTCAAGGTATCCAGCGGCGCTATATACGGATGCTCAACAACCGCAAAAACATAATACTCAACCGAGAATACTTCTTACTGGACGTGTCAAATGACAATGACGTTCCGGGGGGTGTTCTTGAAAAGATTACTTTTATCGGCGAAACCATTAATGGAAACCCCGATAAAAGTAATGGAAACCCCGATAAAAGTAATGGAAACCCCATAAAGAAAAAAGAAAATAAAATAAAAGAAAATAAAACAAAATATCAAGAGGTCTTCGACCTCTTCAATGACACTTGCGTGTCATTCCCGCGTGTAACCGCCTTCTCGGATAAGAGAAAGCAAGCTATACACGCAAGGACTATGATGTATTCCCTTGAGGACTTCAAGAGACTGTTTGAAAAAGCAGAAGCAAGCGATTTCCTGAAAGGAAAAAACAAAAGGAACTGGCGTGCGGATTTTGATTGGCTTATGTGCGATTCAAATTTCGCCAAAGTTCTTGATGGCAGATACGATAACCGGGGAACAAATACCGAGGAAGGAGATACGGGCAACGTCTTTCTGAAGATGTTGCAGGACGAGTATGGATAAGAAAGATATACTTGAGTGCTTATCACTGCTGAAAGTCGCGTATCCGCATATATACCGCGATATAAGCGACGGTGACGCAAAAGCGCTCGTGAACCTGTGGAGCTTCAGCTTTGCCGACAGCGATCCGCAGACCGTGAAGTTCGCCGTGTCCGAGCTGATAAAGAGATCAAGCTACGTGCCATCTATCGCGGATATAAGGGATTACATATCAAGCATGGAGGATATCGCTTCCGGCACACCCTCCGACAGTCAGATGTGGTCTATCCTTCTCCGCGCCGTGCGAAACGGGTACTACAACTTCCGCGAAGAGTTTGAAAAGCTCCCGGACGAGCTTAAGGCTTACGTCGGACAGCCGGAGCAGCTCCGGGCATGGGCGCAGATAGACGAATCAATCTTCAACTCGGTTCATCAAAGCAACTTCATGAAAAACTTCAAGGCATCTCGGCAGCGCGTGAAGGACAGCAAGCTCCTCTCACCCGAAGTAAAACAGCTCTTGCTTGCGCAGAAGGAACGAATGAGTATGCCGGGAGACAGACTGCTCCCGGATGAAAACGAGCGCAGAAACGCGGTTCTGGACGCTTTGGAGGTAAAGAGATGAGCAAATATAACATCATCTACGCCGACCCGCCGTGGAGCTACAATCAGCACACCGCGAGAGGTTCGGCAGAACACCATTACCCCACAATGTCTCAGGATGATCTGAAAAATCTCCCAATATCCGAAATCGCAGAAAAAGACTGCACGCTGTTCATGTGGGCGACCTTCCCCATGATAAAAGAGGCTCTGGAGCTGATAGAAGCATGGGGCTTCCGGTATAAAACAACCGCCTTCGTGTGGGCAAAGAAAAACCGGAAATCCGATACATGGTGCACCGGTCTCGGCTTCTGGACGAGGAGCAATGCCGAGATATGCCTGCTTGCCGTCAAGGGGAATCCGAAAAGGCAGTCACCGTGCGTCAGTCAGCTTATCGTTTCCCCGCGCGAGGAGCATTCCAAGAAGCCCGACGAAACCCGCGACCGCATAGTAAAGCTGATGGGCGACCTCCCCCGCGTCGAGCTGTTCGCAAGGCAGAAAACCGAAGGATGGGACGTGTGGGGCAAAGAGGTCAAAAGCGATATATACCTCAAGGAGGCACACCGTGAGTAAATACCACAACCGCAAAACCACCCTCCCCACCGGCGAGACCTTCGACAGCCAACGCGAAGCCCTCCGGTACACACGCCTTGCCTTCCTCGCAAAAGTCGGATACATAACCGACCTGAAGCGTCAGGTAAAATTCACATTGATTCCGAAGCAGCGCCTGAAATCCGGCAAAGCCCTCCGCGAATGCGCATATGTCGCAGACTTCACCTACACCGACACCCGCACCGGAGAGCATATCGTCGAGGACGTAAAGGGACACTGCACACCGGAGTATATCATCAAGAAAAAGCTCATGCTCCACCTCTACGGAATCGAGGTGACCGAGACATGAGAAATTACGGAGACATCACAAAGATAAGCGGATATGAAGTCCCGCCTGTCGATGTGGTCATAGGAGGAAGCCCGTGCCAGGATCTGAGCGTTGCCGGACTGAGAAAAGGACTTGCCGGACGGCGGTCGGGGCTTTTCATGGATCAGATAAGAATCGTAAAGGAGATGAGAGAAAATGACAGGATGCACGGCAGAACAGGTGACGATGTTCGACCTGGATTCATGGTGTGGGAAAACGTGTGCGGTGCTTTCTCCTCAAACGGAGGCAAAGACTTCCTCGCCGTCCTTGAGGAAACCGCGCACATCGCAGACGAAAAAGCCGTTATACCTGAACCTCCGCAGGGAAAATGGAGAAACGCGGGAGTTGTCATGGGAGACGGATGGAGCATCGCTTGGAGAGTACACGACGCACAGTTTTGGGGAGTCCCCCAGCGCCGCCGTCGAATCTCGCTTGTCGCAGATTTTGCAGGAGGACGCGCCCCGGAGATATGTTTTGTCCGCAAAAGCCTGTCAGGGCATCCTGAACCGTGCGGAGAGAAGAGGAAAGAAGCTCCCGGACAGGCTGTACCGTGCGCTGATAAAACAGGCAGGACAGTCTACGGAATCTCCTCCTACGAATCAAATGCCATGAAGTCTTCCAACCCCGAAAGCGGCATATCCGAATCCGAAACCGCACGGACACTTGATGGGAACGGCGGCAACTCCGCGTGCAACCAGGGCGGTATGCTCGTGTATGACAGCCGGGGAAACGGAGACGGCACAACGGTTCCGACAATGACCGGAGACCATCAGAACCGCGTCACCGATTACACTGCAATAGTCCTTCACGAATCCGCCGGGGAGTATGCCGAGAACGCGTCGATCGCACTCAGAAATTCCGATTACAAGCACCCGCCCGTCACATGGTGGGACGGCAAGGACACCGTTCAGACCATTACCGCCAACCTCGCGAATCAGCGGATGCCGGACAAAGGAAGCCTCAACGCCTTCGTTGATTTCAGAAACGGAAAAGAAAGCGGAATAAACGGCACGCTTCAGGCAAAGGAAAGCGGCGGCTCGTCGGTGAATTACAACAACACCGTAAGAGAAAACGAATGCGTCCGCAGGCTGACCCCGCTTGAGTGCGAACGCCTTCAGGGATTTCCTGACGGATGGACAGACATCGGCAACTGGACGGACGATAAAGGCAAAAAGCATAAGACCACCGACAGCAAACGCTACAAAGCTCTCGGAAACAGCATCGCCCTCCCCTTCTGGAAATACCTTCTCAAGCGTATTTCCGCAGAGTATGAGCGCGATGCAACAATGGCAAGCCTGTTCGACGGTATAGGCGGTTTTCCATATCTGTGGGAGCAGATAAACGGCAAAGGTTCGTGTAAATGGATATCCGAGATCGAGCCGTTCTGCTGCGCCCTGACCGAAAAGAGGTTCATATGACCTTCACCAAAACCCTCCACCAGCAGGGCAAGCTCACCCGCATCCACCCGGAGCGGAAAATAAAGCACAACCCCGACCCTCTCCACCCGGACGAGATCGAGATGTGCCTGACCTGTGAAAAGAAAACCTGTCGCGGATGCGAAAATAAATTCAGAGAAATGAGGAAAACAACATGATCAAAGCTTACATCAAAAAGCCGCTTGCCGTTCAGGCGGTGCAATGGACGGGAGACAACACCGATGAAATCATCGGGTTTGGAGGCACTGTTGACGGGTGCAACATAATATCGGATATCGGTAAAAGCTACTTGGTAGTCCGTACTCTTGAAGGAAATATGGCAATATCCATCGGAGATTATGTCATCCGGGGAACATCCGGCGAGTATTACCCCTGCAAACCGAATATTTTCGAGAAAATTTATGAAGAGCAGGACGACATGACCTACAAAGAAACCATCACATGGTACGAGATAAAAACAAGACCGCTGACAGAAGAGGAAAAAGACCAGTATCCCACAGGGGGCATGATGATCAAAGGCACGATACCGGATGAAGACGAAGAAATCCTTATTGCCACAAAAAACGGAGTGTTTACAGACACCTGCCTGTATGACTACGACGGGGGATTTTACCTCGACAGCGGTAAGGACTGGGATGAAATTCTCGCATGGGCATCAATACCAAGGTACAAGAAAAATGTTTGATTTCATTGAGGAATACAAAGCATTAACAAAAGATTTTCGCCCCGCGCCGAACGCAAAATATCAGCCGAAACGGTCAATGGTACTGAAAAGAAAGAAAAAAACCAAAAGAAAAGGACGAAAGGGGAAAAAATGAACACTTCAAAAATCGAAAAGGCAATTCTTA